CTGTTAGGTGTAACTTGAATACAAATGCTCAATCGACTGTATTAAATGAATTTAGAGATACAATGGCCAGCGCTCTTTCACCGTTACTAAATAAAATTACCGCTGCCGGCTATGTTGCTGTATCCGACGGCAACCAGACAATGACTTTCACGCAGTCGACTGCCGGTATGGCCGGTAATACCGCAATCACCACGAATATAAGTCAGTTTACAGCGGCTGATTTCTCTGGAGGTAAAGGCCTTCTGCCTGCCGGCTATGATTTTTCCGGCTTCGCTTCTGCTTCTTATGGTTCTGCTCCGTCTGTTCCTTTCGCGTCCCCATATGTAGATGACGGCCAAATTACTATTGGCCTAGGCCAATTATTTTCGGGCTCTTGGACCTTCCCAGGTACTTTTCAGAGATCCGGCTCCAACGACGAGAGTACGCTTGGCAAGGACGCTTTCTTCGGTCTTCATGCAAGACAGGCCAGTGACTCGTCAAACTTCGATGTTGGCCTAGGCGACATGACTATGGGCCTGCCGTTCGACAGCACCATTGGCAGCCGATTTGACACAGAAACCGGACCAGGCACCTCTATGGGAGAATATGCTTGGGTGTTTTCTCTAGATAATTTGTCTGGAGTCGCCGGCTCGGGCGAGTACTATCACCAATCCGGATCCAGACGCGCCGGCGAGTCCATAACGGCCGTCAATGGCGATCATAGTTCAGTTCTTAGCGAAATCAGGCAATTCTGGGCACCGATGTATGGTGGGTTCGACGGCTTAGACATTACAGAAAAAGAGCCTTTCCGAAATTCTGCCTGGAGCAGTTCAACTACCGGCAAAACTGACTCTGCATATAATAGTATCGAGAGAGCAATTTTAACAGTCGAGGATCCCGAAGCAGTTGAATGCAACATTATGACCGTACCGGGTATCACGAATCCATCGCTAACAAAGCTGGTAATGGATACATGCACGACAAGGGCAGATGCTCTAGCTATTATTGATATAGAGAATGTATTCACAGCGGATACGGAAGACAGTTCATCGCACGCATCAAGACTGGGCTCTACCGTCTCCGCGATATCTTCAATTCAATCGCGAGACATTAATAACAGCTATTCTTGTACTTATTATCCATGGGTGCAGATAACGGATCGATTGTCTTCCATGAGTCTTTTCGTACCGCCATCTGTCGTTGCTCTTGGAACTTTTGCAACCTCAGAGGCAAACTCTGAACTTTGGTTCGCACCGGCCGGCTTCAACAGAGGCGGACTAGGCAAGAAAGGCGGCTACTCTTCTGGGCTCACAGTTATTGGCGTCACCGAAAGGGTGACTTCTAGTAAAAGGGACGATCTGTATGAAAACAACATCAACCCGATTGCTAAGTTCCCTGCCGAAGGCATTGTAATTTATGGACAGAAGACTCTACAACAGACTTCTTCCGCTCTTGATCGCATTAATGTCCGTCGACTAATGATTCATCTTAAGAAAGAGATTTCTAGAATTGCAGCAACAGTGCTATTTGATCAGAATGTACAGGTTACATGGGATAGATTTACAGGACAAGCACAGCCTTTCCTTTCTGATGTTCAATCTCGCTATGGCTTAACTGACTTTAAGGTTGTCTTGGACAAGACTACTACAACGGATGATTTAATTGATCGTAATGTTATGTATGCTAAGATATATGTTAAACCCGCAAGAGCAATTGAGTACATTGCTATTGACTTTATCATCACAAGGACCGGCGCTTCTTTTGCAGACTAAAAACAAATTGAGGGGCTTTTTGTTCCCCGCTACTATTTATTAGAAAGCTAGCTAGCATACTATAGGAGAAAATTAAATGGCATCAACAGCGACTGGATTCTGGACCGAAGCTACTCTGCGAGACCCAAAGAGGCAATATAGATTTATTGCTAGCTTTGCCAACCTAGGAGAAAGCGGGTGCTCTTGGTTTGTAAAAAGCATTGACAAGCCAAGCATCAGTTTGACCGAGGCCTCTCATGAATATCTTAATCATACTTTTTATTATCCCGGCCGCGTGACTTGGAATTCTGTTTCTTGTACGCTTGTTGATCCAGTTGAGCCTGATGCAGCCGCAACAATGCTGCAAGCACTTAAGTTAGCTGGATACGCGCCGCCAAACACGGCACAGGATGTCAATACTGCTTCGAAGTCGAATTCGATAAAGGCATTGGGAACAGTGTCAATAAGCCAAATCGCGGCCGACGATAATGGATTGGCTCCTCTCGAAAGGTGGGAACTTAACAATGCCTGGATCAAGAGTGTCACATTCAATGGACTAGATTACTCCGGAGATGGGCTTTCTGAAGTAACAATTGAAATAAGATACGATTGGGCTACTCTGACAAATCATGGGAACACATTCAATAAGTTCGACGGCGGGGAATTCCCACTGAATCCCGATGAAGGGATTTTCAAGGTTGGCGGCGACACCTAAGTCATCGACTGACCGCGGTACATAGTATTAATTAATTTCAAAAAAACAACATTAGAGGTGAAAATTGAGAAATAACGAAGATCGTCTTGGGGCGAAGAGCATCGATGATGATGCACCCCCTCAGACCAAAGGAGCCCAGTCAGGTGCTTCTTTTTCTTTCTCCACTCCAACAGAGTTCGTAGAGCTTCCTTCTGGCGGAAGATATTATCCAGAAGAACATCCGCTCCACGGAAAGGGAGAGATTGAAATACGCCATATGACGGCGAAAGATGAAGATATCTTGACATCACAAACCCTTATCAAGAAAGGTATAGCTATCGAGCGCCTTCTGCAAAATGTGGTTGTTGATAAAAGAATCGACATCAAAAGCATGCTAATTGGAGACAAGAACGCACTAGTGGTTGCAGCAAGAATCACTGGATACGGGGAGGACTATAATACGCAGATGGTGTGCCCAGCATGCTCTAAAACGGTAGATCATAGTTTTGACTTGTCGTCTTGCTCTATATATCACGCTAGCGAAGAGGATATCGGCGCTGAGGACATAGAAATGACTCAGGACAAAACATTTTTAATGAAAATGCCAATATCACGCGTAGAGGTAGGGGTCAAATTAATGACCGGGAATGACGAGGAATATCTGGCCCAACTGGCTGAAAATAAAAGGAAAAATAGGCTTGCTGAGTCACTTTTAACTGATCAGTTGCGGAGAATGATAGTTTCTGTTAATGGTGATACATCCAACAAGATGATAACGGAGTTCGTGCAGCATATGCCAGCAAGAGACTCAAGATATTTGAGAACGACTTATCACAAAGTAGTACCAGACATCAGTATGGCACAAGAATTCTCCTGTGCTTCTTGCGGACATGCGCAAGAATTGGAGGTTCCATTCACTGTGGACTTTTTTTGGCCTCGACAATGAATACATAGCAGCAGTCTATGAAGAATTCTTTATAATGAAATATTATGGGGGCTGGAGCTTCTCGGAAGCATACAATCTCCCAATTCAGATTCGTAGGTGGTTCCTCGACCGATTATATAAACAAAAAGAAGAGGAAAACAAAGCAGCCACCAGTGCTTATAAAAAAGCGCAGCAAGGTAGGGGTTGATAGTGGTCCTGGGTAATGTTGCCTAGGCTTTATTTCTGCGTGCCTACTATTTATGTTTAGAAGTGAGGGTTTTGTGATGCATTTAAAAGAAGACAAGTTAACAGAAATTGTTATTGACCTTGATAAGCTTAAAGAAAATCGTCTTGATGAAAGCTGGTTGGCTATGTTTGGGTTTCATGTAAAAACAATAATGCAGAGGATGTTTGGGGGCTCAACAATACCGGTGTCCGTCAAGGGAAGTCCGAGAGAAGTGACTGCATTTGCTCGCGCAATCGGAAACGAGAAAAAGTACATAGAGACAGCCAGAAAGTACGGCCTAGAAGACCCAAGGACATATAAAGATAAATCCTTGCTTAAAAAGGCAACAAATGCCTTTGAGAGAGTAACGGGCATTAAATGGCCTTTTAAGTAGGGAGGGCTAAGAATTGACAACACCCGAACCAGACATCGAAAAATCCAAGCTACAGCTAGAAGCGCTCCGACGCGCTAAGGTTGCACTTAAGGAGGCTGAAGCCAATCTAGCGGACCAGATGCAAAGGTCTCAAGATGTTACATCTTCCTCTACGATGGCTGCTGAACAATATTATACAGTCACCAAAAGAGTTAGAGAGGCCCTTATTGAGCAGCTAGAAGCCCAGCTTCAAAGCGCCAAAGCGGGTGGAAAATACGCCGATCAGCTTGAGGAAATTCGACAAAAGCTGAATGATGTCAGGGAGGCCGGCGTAGGATTTGTTGATGTCGCCGGCGCGATCCAAGAAAGAGTCAATGGTATGTGGGGAGTAACTCAATCTTGGACATCTGATATAGCCGCCAGTATGGCCGCGGCAGCCGGCTCAGGTCAAAATTTGGGCTCCATATTCCGAGAAATTAGCGATAATGCCGAAACTGCTGCCACAAGGCAAGCCAAATGGGGCTCCCGTGCCCTTAAGCTTACTGAAGGCGTTAACGCCGGCTTTGCAACAGTTTTGCAAAAATCAATGTCTCTAGTCGGCGCCATAGATGCTCAGGAATCTGCTTTTAAAAGTGCCACCGGCGCCTCGCAGAAATATGTATCGATGATCGCGCCCTTGGAGAATAAGTTTTATCACCTAGGTCTTTCTATGGAGGAGTCGGCTGCATTGATGGGGTCTCTATATTCGTCTATGACTGGGTTTACAAGAATGTCGCCTGCTTCGCAGGAGGCGGTAAAAGATATTACTGCGGTTCTGCAAACCATGGGAGTTGAGGGCGCCACGACTGCTCAAAATATGGAAATCATGACTAGAAGCATGGGAATGACAGGCACGCAAGCTGCAAATGTTACAGGTCAATTGTTTACTCTAGCATCCAGACTTGATATATCTACGAATAAAATGATGGAAGACTTCACTCGCCTAGGCCCTCAACTGGTTGTACACGGAAAACAAGCCGTACAAGTGTTTATACAGCTTGAAGCCGCGGCCAAGGAATCTGGAATGGAAGTCGACAAGATGTTGGGCATTGCCAGAAAATTTGATCAATTCTCGACAGCGGCAGATTCTGTCGGCCAGCTTAATGCTGTCTTGGGCGGCCCATACTTAAGCGTTATGAGAATGGTGGAGGCGACAAATCCCACTGAAAGGATGAAGATGCTCGCTGCGGCCACAAGGTCT